GTTACTTGCAGAACGTGGCTATACAGAATATGAGCTTGTAACCTGTCAAGTTAGGAATCCAGCAAATGAACACGAGGAAAAAATAGAGCTGATTATTGCAAATAGTAGCAGAAATAAAAGCGTTGCTACCTTGCTTCGGGAAGAAAGAGAGCTAAAAGAGGAATTAGAGTACTTAAAAGAAAATGGAATGAAAATCCATGGACGTGATTTAAGTCAGGGAAGACTTAGAGATGTGATTGCATCCATGCTGCATGTTTCTAAGACGAAGATTGCACAGATGGAAACGATTAATAAAAATCTTATTAAAGAGTTTAAAGAAGAGATAGATAAAGAGAATATAAACTTTTCAACAGCTTATGAGCTTTCCGGAATGAGTGAAGAACAGCAAAAAGAAGCTTTACAGAGATTAAAAGATAATGGGGAACTATCACATAAAGAAATTAAAGAGATGAAAAGCGAAAAGTTAGAAGAAAAGGCGGTACCAGATTATGACACCGAAGAAAAACCGGAGGAAGCGGTAGAAAAATCTGAATCAAGGATAGTGAACTACGATCAAGAATTAGATCAGGAAGAACCAGAAGAATATGAGGAACCACATCCGGTAGGCATCACATCACTTTGCTATAACTGTAAAAGATACCTTGAGTGTAATGTCCGAACTTCCACCTGTACGTCCTGCGACAGATACATTAATAAAACCGAAGCAGAGAAAACGGAAGAGCAGAGATATTCGGAAGAACAGGATAGAATAGACAGAGAGACAAAAAGAAAATTACAAGAGCTTCACGATGAAAAGAAAATGGAGATTCTTCCAAGCGAACGAAAGAGAAAAGAAATAGAAGAAGCAACGGACAAACTGTGCGGCTATGTGTGTGATAAATTATGCAGCAATAGAAAAGCTGTAGAATTAAATACGAAAAACAGCATGTACAAGGAAGAAGAAATGAACAATTACTGCTACGAATGTGAACTTATGAATTATGTGCAGGAATTAAAAGATGCATACGAGAAAGATTACAGAAAATAAGCTGGACACACCTCCAGGAAGGTTTTACATATTACACGTAACTTGTTAACGGTTCCATGAAGGAAGGAGCTATATGTCATTGATTTCCCCGGCGGAGGCCGGGGAGAATCTCAAGCATTATATTGAGATTGGAGAAGCCAGAGAATTTTTTGTATAATCTTTTAATCGTGCCCCTACGTGTCGGGGCACAGGGAACATAAAAATTAATAAAAAGGAGAAGCAATATGGATTACAGAGAAATTAGAGCAGCGTTAGAAACAATATGCGACATGTGCGATGAAGTCACAAGAGACAGCTATGCAGATAGCCCATGCATGGACTGCCCGTGCGGAAATCCTAACGGAGATTGCATGATTCGCAAAGATGAGCCAGCCAAATGGTGCATTCAGGATAGCGAAGATGAGATTAGACGAACAATGGTGTAATGATGAGCCACGAATACAGAATTTTAGAGCGCATGCTTGTCGAAGGAAAGATAAGCCGACAAGAGTTTAAAGAGAGAATAGATGCCGAATATAGTAAGTTAGGGCAGAAACTTATGAACGATGAGATTGCACCGGATGAACACGTTGAGAGATATAATGCCTTGATGGAGCTGGAGCCTCAGTCATTTGGACCGCCACAAAAACATGAACACATTTGACTATTTAATTTATTTAATGGTGTCAGAATCTGACACAGAGGGAGGGAAGCTATGACAGAGAAAGAGAACCTTGAAAGATGCGGTGACATTGATGTACTGATAAAAGACCTCGAAAGGCGAATAGAAAAGACCGAACAGGAAATAGCGGAACTGTCAGAAAAAGTAGTAGCTGATTGCGTTCGTGGTGGCAGCGGCGGAACACGATTATATAGGCTGGAAGGAACACAGGATACAACGATCGAAAAAAGAAGAAAACTGTTAGAAGAAAGGATCAATAAACTGAATGAAACAAAACTGGAGAAAGAGATAATACTAAATAGAGCATATACATTTCTTGACACGGTGCGTTCTACAGAGATCAGGATGATGCTCCAGTATTTTTACATAGATAACTTATCCTGGTACAAGGTAGCGATAAAGATGGAAAAAGAGACGGGAAAAAGTTATTCAAAGGCACAGTGCCAGATGCGTTGTACAAGATTTTTGAAAAATATTGAGGAAAAAGCAAAAAAAAATTAAAATGTTATCCAATGTTATTTTTATTTATGTTATTTTTATAATGAGCAAAAAAATAATACCTGATACCCCAATACAGGTACTATTGCTTGGCTTATAATCCCCAATAAAAAGTGTGAAAAAGACATCCTGCTTGCAGTTGCAGGGTGTCTTTTTCGTATGCAGAAAGGAAAACACGATGATTGTAAAAAAAGTAGCAAAGACGACAAATAAAAAGTGGCCCGTCAAAGCTGTTTTACAGAAACCGGACAAGAAGACAGTAATAATTAAAATACCGGATAAAAAGCAGAGTAAATCTGTTTTTGTAAGAAGTCATGGTTGTTCCTTAGAAGCGATTTCGGTAGCGTTACAGTTACAAGGAATCAGGAAGACACCAGAACAGATTCGCGAATGGTGTCGCACGCATTTAGCCGGATATAATGGATCAAAAGTGACGGTGTTTGGAGCGGCAAAAGTAATTAATGGGATTACCGGGAAGAAAGTTGCGGTGTGGCACTCGAACACAGGTAAGAACAACAAGAAGGTAAGGCAGAATATTAACCGGGCATTAAAACAAGGAAAAGTTGTTTTGTTTGAGCAGAAAGACCCTATTCACACTGTAGTATTTCTGGGACATAAAAATAAAAAATTACAGATTGCTACCTATGGAGGTGTTCACAACGGAACAGTAGCCGGACAAGTATCAAAGAAAGCCCTGCATGGAAAAGCAGGTGCAGCACAGCAACATAATTACTTTTGCGGTTCTTCCGGAGCGGCTGGATATGTGACAGTGAAAGGAGGGAGCTAATGGACGAAGTTGGAAGAGAAGAGCATGAAGAATTCAAGCAAAGGATGGAAGATGAACATAAACGCATTAATCGAAGGCTACAGGAACTTGAAACAGTTACAAAGCAGATAACTGATCTTGCATTGTCTGTACAGAAATTAGCCACCTCAATAGAGAACATGGTACAAGCGCAGAACAGACAGGAAGAGCGGTTAAGTGAATTAGAGAGCCGGGATGGGGAAATGTTAAGACAAATTATAACATGCACGATTACAGCACTGATTGGTGGAGCAGTTGGGTGGCTGTTAAGGAATGCAGGAATTATGTAGGAGGTGACATATAAATGTTTAAAAACAGTGTACTAAGAAAAAATGTTGACACAAGAGACTGGTTAGCAGGTGCAGCGAAAAGAGCAGTGAAGACAGCAGCACAGACCGCAGTTGCATTAATTCCGGCAGCGACAACGATTGCGGCGGTAGATTGGAAAACCGTAGTAGGAACGGCAGCATTAGCAGCGGTAACTTCACTTCTTACTTCAATCGCCGGAATCCCGGAAGTGATGAGTGATTATGAACAGGAGGATGAAGCGTGAGCAAATATTATCCAGACATCTCGCACCATGAAAAAGTAACGGACTGGAATAAAGTTAGAAAAGCCTGTCCGTTTATTATCACGAAAGCAACACAGGGATTAACATTCATTGATCCGTTATTAGGCACCGTAATAAAGGAATGTGAAAAAAGGAAGAAACCATATTGGCTGTACGCTTATTTGAACAGTGGCAAAGAACTTGCACAGGCGAAATTCTTAGTGGAAACGTGCAGAGAAAGAGTTGGAAAGTATTTCGTTGGTTATATTCTCGATGTGGAATGTAAGGAAGGGAATAACGTAGCAGGTGTTAGGGATGCTCTTAAATACATCAGCAATCTTGGCTATAAGTCAATGATCTACACCATGTATGCACAGTATACAAGATATAAGAGTGTTATTGATAAGCGGCCAAAGAACTGTGCCTGGTGGGAAGCGAGATATGGAAAGAACAATGGAACATACAGTAAGAAGTATCCGGCACATAAAGGCGTTGACTTCCATCAGTTCACAGAACGAGGAAGCTGTCCGGGGATGAGCGGTGAGATCGACCTTAATAGACTGACCGGAACAAAAGCGGAAAGCTGGTTCACTGACTCGAAGATAAGCAATGAAAAGACAAAGTATCCAGGAACATTTCCAGCATTACCACCACGTGGTTACTATCAGTGCGGCGATGGATACGAAACAATGAAGGACTATCCAACACAGATCAGGAGAGTACAGAAACTACTTAACTGGGTGATGGATGCAGATATCAAAGTAGATGGAAAATACGGAGTGGATACAGCGGCGTTAGAAACGAAGCTACAGAAAAAATATGGATTGCCTGTTAACGGTAAGTTTGGAGATAAGTCACTTGCAGTATGCAAGAAAGTAAAGAAGTAATGAACGATGCAGAGATTGTAAGCAAGGAGCTAGAAAGAGAATACACAACGGATAAGCTTAGAACATGGATAGCAGAACTCGCAAAGCAGGATGCAATGTGGAAGTTCTATAAGTCTCCGGCATTTCGGAGATTGAGAGCGGCAGTGCTTCGAACGCAGCATTATGAGTGCCAGCTATGTAAAGAACATGGCAGGATTCAGGCGGCAGACACAGTGCATCATGTAAAGCATGTAAGGGATTACCCAGAGCTTGCCTTGTCAGCTTACTATTATGAGCAGGGAACAAAGAGGAGACAGCTTGTAGCAATATGCAAAGAATGTCATGCATTAGAGCATCCAGAGAAGCTGAAGAATCATAAAACAGAATCGCTGACGGTCGAACGATGGTAATGACTCCCCCACACCCCCAAACCCCTTCCTCATGGGAGGGACGATACAACAGGGGGCGGGGTCGACAATTTAAAATTTTTGCAAATGCGCGTGAGGGGTGGTGGTCATAATGGCAAAAAGCAAGGAAAAAACAGCGGATTCTATTAAAAGAGAGAAGAAATTTAAGCAGTTAAAAGCCGATTTATTGAATCAGTTGGAGCGTTCTGGGAATGAAAAAAGCTATTATGTTGACCTCATAAACGATTATATGCACCTATATATTACTAAAACGCTCTTACAGGAAGACATAAATGTACGGGGTGTTAGGGTCAAATACGACAATGGGGGAGGACAGTGTGGATTTAAGAAAAATGATTCTGTTGAACAGCTCTTGAAAGTAAATACGCAGATGCTTAAGATTCTTGAAGCATTAGAAATCTCTCCCGATGTAGATGATGACTTAGAAGATGATGAGTTGTAAGATGCATCCTGCGATACAGGAATATATAGACATTGTAGAACAGCAGATACACCCCTGCTGCAAAGATCAGATAGCATTAGTTAAGCATATTAAAGATTGCTTTGCGATGGAAGAAATCTATATAGATACCGAAAGGGCAGATAAGTATTTAGGTCTGCAAAAATATTTTCCGTATAAGTTTTTTCCATGGGAAAACTTTGTAGTGTTGCTTCATCTCTGCGTATTCTGGGAAAAAGATAATTTACCACGCTGGCCGGATTTGTTTCTGATGGCTGGTCGAGGAGCTGGTAAAGATGGAGTGATAGCTTACGAGGCGATGTGTCTTGCGTCCCCTTATAATCCAATACCAGAATATGATGTAGATATTTGTGGAAATGGAGAAGAACAGGCAACACGCCCAGTAGAAGACCTTGTTAGCTTTTTCGAATTGCCAGGACAAACAAAAAAATTAAAAAAACACTATTATTGGACAAAGCAAACAATAAAGTCAAAAAAAAATCGAGCAAAAATACGGGGGCGTACGAGCAATCATAAAACAAAAGATGGATTACGGTCAGGAATTGTAATGTTTAATGAGGTTCACCAGTACGAAAATTATGACAATATCAATGTTTACACAACTGGTCTTGGAAAGAAAGCGGAGGCACGTTCGGGATATTATACAACAAATGGTGATGTACGAGAAGGACCTCTTGATGATCTGATCGCACAGGCAGAAGGAATTTTATACAGTGGCAACGATGATTTAGGGATGCTCCCGGTACTGTTTCGTTTGGACGATGAAAAAGAAGTAGACTGTGAAGAAAACTGGACGAAAGCAAATCCGTCCCTTCCATATCTTCCACATTTGTTAGCAGAAACGAGAAAAGAATATCATACATGGAAAGCACACCCGGAACGACTTCCAGCATTCATGAGCAAAAGGATGAACCGACCAAGTGGTGTGAAGGATGCCGCAGTAACATCATGGGAAAATATCGCAGCGACAAATAAAATGCTACCTGATCTGACAGGGTGGAGCTGTGTCGTGGGAATTGATTATGCGATGATTTCGGACTGGGTATCGGTTACGCTGCATTTCAAACGGGATGAGATGCGTTACGACATTAATCACTCCTGGATATGCAGTAAATCAAAGGATTTACAGAGAATCAAAGCTCCATGGAAAAGCTGGGTAAATAAAGGATATTGCACTTATGTTGATGATGTAGAGATTTCGCCAGAGATTGTAGCGCAATATATCCAGGAAGCTGGGAAACAGTATCAGATTGAAAAAGTAGCCCTGGACAGTTATCGTTACGCTCTTGTGGCAGAGTCATTAAAGAAAATAGGATTTTCTGGGGAAGATAAAAACCTACGTCTCATTACACGAAGCGATATCATGAAGTATGTCCCTGTAATAGATTCCTGCTTTGTAAATCAGTATTATGCATGGGGAGACAATCCAGTACTTAGATGGGCATGTAACAACGCAAAATTAATTCCATATGGAAAACAAAAAGGAAGAGACCAGGGGTCTTTTGTTTATGGAAAGCAAGAAGCAAAGTCAAGAAAGACAGACCCTTGGCTTTCGTTGGTAGCGGCACAGATCTGCGAAGATGAAATCGTAAATTATATTCCGGTAAAAGAGGGTGCAAAAGTAATCTTGACAATTTGACAATATAGGAAAGGAAACAGAAATGGGATTTGTAGAAAGATTAAAAGAAATTTTTCCGAGGAGCCAAATTACAAGACAAGGTACAGATGTTATATTTGTTGACCTGCCATCATCAATATACATCAAAGAACTTGCAATATACACAGCGATTTCTTTGATTGCAAATGCAGTTTCTCAGTCAGAAATACGTTGCTATGAAAATAATAAGCAGACGAAAACAGAGGATT